GTATGGGACTTTGGAGAACGGGAGGAAGGTGAAGTGCCTAGCTATGCAGCAGACTTTGAGACTACAACACTAGCCGATGACTGCCGTGTATGGGCTTGGGCTGTGTGCGAGGTAGGCAACATTTCAAACATCCAATATGGAAACGATATTGAAACCTTCATCGAATGGTGTGAGGTTCATTCAGGTTCCAGGGTGTACTTCCATAATTTGAAGTTCGATGGAAAGTTCATACTGCATCATATCATGACAAACGGTTGGCAATGGATACCCGTGAAGTCAGAATGCGGCTATCATAGGTTCACCACGCTAATATCTGATATGTCGCAGTTCTATTCCATAAAGATATGGTTTGACGAGAACAGGGCTGTTGAGTTTCTTGACAGTTTGAAGGTCATACCGCTTCCAATCGCCGCCATTCCCAAGGCGTTCGGCTTGCCTATAGAAAAGCTGGAAATGGACTACGTGGAGTTCAGGGATGTGGGTCACGAGTTGACGGATGACGAAAAGGCTTACATTTCGCATGATGTCGAGATAGCCGCGATGGCATTGGAAGTCATGTTCAAGCAGGATATGAAGCGCATCACCGCAGGTTCCAATGCTTTCAAGGATTACCAGAAGATAATAGGCGGCAAACTTCGTTTCAGGGATTGGTTTCCAGAACCGGACTATGACGCAGACCTTCGAGAGGGAGGGTGCTACAAAGGCGGCTTCACAGCCGTTAATCCTCGTTTCGCAGGAAAGATAGTCGGCGCGGGTTGCAGTTTCGATGTGAACAGCCTGTATCCGTCCGTCATGGCTTCGGCTCACGGAGAGGTTCTTCCATACGACGACCCTATACAGTACGATGGGGAATATGTGCATGATGACGACTACCCGCTGTACATTCAGTACATAGAAGCTGACTTCACCGTTAAACCAGACCACATTCCATGTTTGCAGTTGAAGGGCAACCGAATGTTCGGAGAAACCGAATACATCAAAGATTCCAAGGGTTTGCAGGTGATGTGTCTTACCTCCGTTGACTTGGCTATGCTGTTCGAGCAATACGACGTTCACGATATTCGATACATCAGAGGGTATAAGTTCAAAGGCTCAACTGACTTGTTCAAAGATTATGTGGACAAGTGGACGAAGGTTAAAACGCACGCGACAATCGACGGCAATCAGGGTATGCGCACAATCGCAAAGTTGCAGCTCAACAGTTTGTATGGTAAGATGGCAACGAACCCTGTGAAGCAATCTCGCAGACCGTACCTTGAAGATGGAATAGTGAAGTACACGTTGCTTCCAGAGGAATATGCAGAAGCGATATACCTTCCTGCTGGTGCATTCATCACGGCTTATGCCCGTTCGTTCACGATACGTGCGGCGCAAGCCAACTATAATCGATGGCTTTACTGCGATACCGATTCCTGTTATCTGCTGGGAACTGAACCGCCTGTTGATATGCGGGTTGATGATGTTGCCTTGGGCGCGTGGAAGAAGGAGCATGTTTTCGAGAGGTTCAAAGCCATACGAGCCAAGACGTACTGTTTCGAGGAAGGAGGAAAGCTGGTGGTGCATTGTGCGGGGATGCCCGCGAGGTGCCATAAATCGGTGACTATGGATAATTTCGATTATGGTGCGTCTTTCGAGGGTAAGTTGAAGCCTAAAGACGTGAAAGGTGGTACAATACTCGTTGACGATGTGTTCACCATTCACAAGTAAGGAGGAACTATGGCAAGCAAGTACGAACCTAGCCTTCGCGAGTTGGCTATGGAGCCTGACGAGGACAAGCGGCTTGAAATGGCTGCTGAACTCGACCGCGATGCAGCAGAGCTGGATGAGCGCTGGGACAATCGAGACGAGTATTCGCGCGTCGAAGCGGAGCGAGACGAGATTGCAGCGGAGCGCGACAACCTGATTGTCGAGCGCGACGAATGGAAGAAGCGCTACGCAGACCGATTCTTCGATCCTGGCGAGGGCATCACCGACCGACGCGAGATTATCGACAACCATGCAGCAGACGTTAAGAAGGAATCGCGACCCCGTGGCTTCAAAGCCCTGTGGGATGACCGAGTTAACTAGAGAAAGGAACAGATATGCCCACTAAGGTAAGCACCAAGGCGGCTACTACCGCCATCGACCCCGTAGCTGTGACCACTGCTATTATGGAGGAAACCCCCGAACTTGCCAACCCGCTTGTCGCGCGTGGCGTAATCCAGCAAGCGCAGGATGGAACCATCAGCATTGCGGGAACAACCGAAACCATCCACAAAATCGGCGATTACATCCTGAACTTCACCCCCGCGACCAATGCGTACCTCAACGCCCTTGTGAACCGCATCGGCTTCGTCATCATCAGTTCCAAGATGTACACTAACCCTTGGTCTGTGTTCAAGAAGGGGCGTTTGGAGTTCGGCGAGACGGTGGAGGAAATCTTCGTCAACCTCACGCGTCCGTTCCAGTTCAGTCCTTCCAAGGCAGAGCAGGACGTGTTCAAGCGAACCATTCCCGATGTTCGCGCTGCTTTCCACACGATGAACTTCCAGAAATACTACCCCATCACCATTTCCGATGACCAGTTGCGTCAGGCGTTCCTGTCGTGGCAGGGCATCACCGACCTTATCGCGGCTATCGTGGAGAGCGTGTACGCTTCTGCGCAGACCGACGAGTACCTTGTGATGAAGTACATGCTCGCACGTGCCGTGCTGAACGGCAACATCGAGGGCGTTGCCGTTCCCGAAGCGAACAAGGAGAACGCCGTCGATGTGGCGACCGTGTTCCGCAAAATGTCGCGCCTGTTGCGCTTCCAGTCCAACAAGTTCACCATGAGCGGCGTTACCACGCACACCGACATCGACGACCAGTACCTTATCATCACCGCCGACTTTGAATCGGTCATGGACTTTAACGTGCTTGCTGCTGCGTACAACCTTGAATACGCCGAATTCATGGGTCACGTCATCGGCGTTGATTCGTTCGTTGACATGGACTGGCAGCGCCTTACCGACCTGTTCACCGACGAGAACGGAAAAGTCGACCCGTCGTTCGCCCCTTGGACGGATGATGAAATCACCATCCTGAACAGCGTTCCCGCGCTTATGACCTCCATCGACTTCTGGCAGGTCTGGGACAACTTCGAGAAGATGACCGAGAACTACAACGGCAAGGGTCTTTACTGGAACTACAACTACCACGTGTGGAAAACGTTTTCCCTCAGCCCGTTCGCGCAGGCTATCGCGTATTCCGACGTTGCCGCCGGCATCACGAGCGTGACGGTGACCCCGACCACTGCGACCCTTCCCGTCGGCGCTGACTTGCAGCTTTCAGCAGCCGTGGTGGGTACTGGCGTTATCAACAAGGGCGTTCAGTGGGCTATGACTGGAAACAACTCCACTGGTTCTTACGTGTCCGACGCTGGCAAGGTTCATGTTGCCAAGGATGAAACCGCCGCGACGCTGACCGTCAAGGCTACCAGCATCGCCGATTCCACCAAGAGCGGCACCAGCACCATCACCGTTTCCACGGGCGCTTAAAGAAACCCGTCGAAAACTCTAGGGGCGGGCAACCGCCCCTTTTCTTTATGGAGGTGATAACATGGCTTTTCAACCGTCATCCAATATCTACATCGGCACCGTTCCGTTCGATGCATCGTACAGGCACGTCCGCTATATCGCAGACAGAGCGGCGCAGCAGCAGCACTTCGCTTCGCTTTGTCCTACGGCGCTTCGTCGTGATGATTACACGTATCAGCGAATTGACAACAGCGTAGTTGTTCCGTTCAATGCAGAAACCTTGTATGGTTATAACTACTGCATGTTCCAAAATGAGAATTACGGTGACCGCTGGTTCTATTCGTTCATCAATGATATTGAGTATGTCAATCCTCAATCGTCTAGGCTTCATCTTGAACTTGACATTATGCAGACGTGGTTTCCTGATTGCACTGTCAAGTCTTGCATGGTAGAGCGCGAACACGTCAACAATGATGCTATCGGAGCTCACATCAAAGACGAAGGGCTTGACCCAGGAGAGTTGATTATCGACTACTATGCGTTCGATAATCAGAACCAGTATCTTTACCCAGTTGTAGCATCTGCGGTAGAGCCTTTGAAGGATGGAACCTATGTGAACGTAGGCGGTGATACGTACATGGGAGTTTATTCAGGGTGTTCGTTGTCCGTGTTCCTATCGGTTGGAGAATTGAAGTCTTTCATAAACGCGCTTGCGTCCAACGGGCAACAGGACGCTATCAGCGCCATATACCTGGTTCCTGAATTCTGCGTTCAGAACAAGGTGAAGAAAGACAATGGATGGGGATATTGGGTAGATGCCGCCGCTGGAACGCCTGTGGAAGATTACAGCATGAACGTCGGCATGGGTTCATTGAACGGATATGTTCCCAAGAACAACAAGACTTTGTGCTACCCCAACCAATACTTCGAGGTCACCAACTTCAACGGCGGCAACCAGAAGTTCAGGCTTGAGTTCTTCGGAAACAAGGGAGTTGCATCGTTCGACAAGACGGGCGGCTGCACGCAATCCTCAACCCTAGCGTACATTCCGAAGAACTACAACGGCAACGCTGGACGCTCGGTGGAGCAAGCCATATACATGGCCGACTTCCCAACTTGCACATGGGTATATCAGGCGTGGGCTAATATGTACGGTCAGAGCCAAGTTGATATGTTCGGATTGAAGTTCAATTCCCTTGTGGAATTGCCGATTGTGAACAATGCTGTCAACAGCGGTCAGTCCATCATCAATTCAGCGCTTAACCTTGACATTGCTGGAATGTTGAACGGCGCTGTTGACAATGTTCAAGACCAGACCAACGCCTATGCGGCTTTGTCGAGGTTGACGAGAACACCGAATACGGCTCGCGGAGGGCTTAACTCAACCACGTCTCTTGTAAACGTCGGCTCCTATACCGTCGGTTTCAGGAAGTACACTTGTCGGTATGAAATGGCGAAGCAGATTGATGACTTCTACAGCGTGTACGGTTATCTAGTGGCAGAGAACAAGGTTCCCAACATCACTGGCAGACAGTCGTGGAACTACGTCAAGACCAACGGTTCCAGCGTGGTGGGAAAGGTTCCCGCCAACGTGTTGAAACGAATAAACTCGCTGTTTGACAGAGGGTTGACTTTCTGGCATACTAACGATGTGGGTAACTATGCCCTATCCAATTCAATCATCTAAGGAGTTGATATGCTGACCCCAGGAATGTACACGGGTTTCAGGCTTCCCAACGGTCTTATCCCGAAAGGCTTGCAGGGCAACAATCAGCAGAGGGAAAACGACTGGCTGAACGATGAAACCTATCTATCCTATATGTGGCGCTTGTACGACTTGGCTGTTTCCGTGTTCGAGTGGAAGAACCTTCCTCGCGGAATAAACGAGCGCATGATTGAGCGTTGGCTTCTTGCGAACGGAATGTGCCTGTTCGTTTACGATGAGGCAATCAAGGATGACCCCGACCAGCGTTCGCCAGACGGTTACGCGATGCTTCGGATGGTGATGAACGGCGCTTTCGACATTTACAACATCCCCAAGCAACGTCAGGCGTACACAGTTGACCCCAAGCACAGCGTTATGAACTTCGACATAACCAACTCCGTTATCTGCTTCAACGATAACTTGGGAATACCTACGTTTCTGCAACTTGACCTTTACGCCAAGATTCTGTGGCAATGCGAACGCAGCGTGTACACGAACATAGCGCAGCAGAAAACGCCTAGAATCGTGAAATGTTCGGAGAAGCAGCGCCTATCGCTTCAAAACCTGTTCGCGCAGGTTGACGGCTTCATGCCCGTATGCTGGGCTGACAAAGACCTTGACTTGTCAGGAGTTGAGGTGTTGGACACGGTAAGCCCTTACGTGGCTGACAAGATTCAGGTTGTCAAACACCAGATATGGAACGAAGCGCTCACCTATCTGGGCATCGAGAACACGAATACCGATAAGAAGGAGCGAATGGTTTCCGACGAGGTGCTGGGAAACATGGGGGACGTTGAAGCCCAACGATTCACGCGACTTAACAGCCGCAAGCAGTTCTGCAAAGAGGTCAATGAAATGTTCGGGCTTGACATTGACTGCGATTTCCGTTCGGGTATGTACATTCGCACCGACAAAGAAGGAACCGTGCCCGTCGAAGGCATGCAATCTGGTTCTATTGACAAGGGTGGCGATACTGGATACGGCGGTGGTTCATTGTGGAAAGCATTGAAACGTGCATTGAAAGGAGGTGACTAAATGAGCAAGTACACCACGCAGCTTAGGTGGATTGTCGAACAGACGCTCAATGATGCAGGAAAGCCTTTGACGGAGGATAGCTGGCCTTTCGCCTACAAGACGCTCGGCCTTGACGATTACCCTTTGTTCGATGAAGCGTACAGGGAGACGTTGAACAACAAAATAATCCGTCACTACTACACCCGCGAGATAGGCGCTGAAACGGTGGGAAGGTTCCGCATGTTCATTCGCGATGCCATGCACCTTATCATGCCCTACTACAATCAGCTTTACGAATCGGAGCGCTTGGCAAAGGGAATGGAGCCGTTGGGCGACCGCAACTTGCAGCACACAGAACACGCATGGGGAAATGCGTCTAACAAGGGCGAGAACAGCAGCCAATCGAGCGCTAATCAGCAGAACGTCTATCAAGACACGCCCCAGAACGAAATGATACCCACGCAGATTAAGAACCTGCAATACGCCACCAACGTGACCATCGACGAAGATAGCGCAAACGCTACTGGAACGTCGAGCAGCAGCGGCGAGTACGACAACATGGTGGAGCGAAAGGAAACTGGTTATTCGCGCCCTCAATCCGAACTGTTGCAGCTTTATCGCGACACATTCCTGAACATTGACAACACCATCGTCCATGATGTAGAATTGGCTCAATGCTTCATGACTATCTGGTAAAGGAGAAAGATATGGCTACACCCGTACCCAAGCCCCCTGTTCTACCGTTCCCCGACACTCTAACGCCTTTCCGTTACTTCTGCCAACGTGTCCTTCCAGCGGTTTACGGAGACGAAATCTCGTATTACGAGGTTCTTTGCAAGGTCACGCAGTACCTTAACGAGACGATGAAGAACGTTAACGAACTGAACGACGATACGCAGAAACTGTATCAGTACGTATCCGAGTTGTACGAACTGTTCAACCAGTTCATGGAAAGCGGCTTCGATTACTACTATGCAGAGCAGGTCATCAAATGGATTGACGACCATCTTACATGGATATTCACGACGCTTGTAAGGCAGGTTTATTTCGGTCTTACTCTTGAAGGATACTTCGTCGCGTATATCCCAGATGGATGGTCTGACATTGTTTTCGACACGGGTGCTGATTACACTCTCGACACCTATGGTCGGCTTATACTAAGATGGGACGCAGATTCCCCGTACACCGTCAATCAACTGGCGGAGAAAGTGAGGTAAACATGGCTGTTCGCGAGTATGTAGGTGCGCGGTACGTTCCTCTGTTCGCAGACCCGTTGCAATGGAGCAACACTAGAACCTACGAGCCTTTGACCATCGTTGCTAATCAAGGCAACAGCTACACCAGCCGTCAGTTCGTGCCTACTGGCATCGACATTTCAAACGAGGACTTCTGGGCGCTCACCGGCAACTACAATGCGCAGGTCGAACAGTATCGGCAGGAAGTCGCCGGGTTGAAATCGAACGTGAAAGAGTTGGGTGACACCCTTAAAACAACCCAAGGGGACTTGTCTGCTTTAACGGTCAGGGTGGAGGCGCTGGAGGGGTTGACGGTGACCCCCGAGCAATTCGGCGCGAAAGCCGATGGGATGACCAATGACCTGGCGGCGTTCAAAGCGCCCGGGGCGTACTTGGAAGGCAAGTCGGGCATCAAAGTCGACATGAAATCAGGCGCAACGTATTTCATCTCATTCCCCGACGATGCGGCAGACTTCATAGCGTTGAATGTGACCAATGTCGACAACGTTGATATTGCGGGAAACGGTTCGTTGGTTCACGTTGCGTCTAACGTGAACACGAAGTACTTCGTGAACATCGCCAACAGCACCAACGTTTCAATACATGATTTCACCGTTTACAGCGAGTTCGACAAACCGTCGCAGGCATTCGGCGATCATTCGCGCGAGAACCCCATTGGTTCGAACATCAATCCAATCGTGTTAACCAACAACGACGTCAAGAACGTGAACATTCATCATATGCGCTTTCGCTACGTCTCCGTTGCCATCGACTGCATAAAATTGCAGGCAGTGAACACAAGGTCGCAAGGGTTGACTGTGACTGATTGCGTTTCAGAATACCACGCAATGTTCTTGTTCGCCAACAGTTACGATAACATCAACGTGAAAGGATGCAAGTTAACTGGTGCGTTGAAGTACGGGGACGGTGACCACTCGTTTTACTTCAGGGGCAAGGTAGACCAGGTGTCGATTAGCGGGATAGAGTCTGATAACGACACGTATTTTGGTTCTGACATTCTGTTCTACCCTGAAAACCCAAATGAGACGTACGATTTCGTGACTTTCATCGACAACTACAAATGCACAGGAAACGCGTTCATTGCCGCGTATACTGGTGGAACCATATTCGTCAACGACTACGTGTTCGTCCAAGCCGATGAAAGCGCACATGCGTCGTCCACCAATTATCCGGTTTTTGGGATTCGATCAGCTACCACTATTATTGCAAGCAACGGGAGTGTGATTAATAAAAACCTAGTTTACGGCACGAAAGGCAAACTTATAGTGGACAACGTGAACATGGTTAATTCCACATATGCGGTGGTTACCCTTCCCAAGAACGCTAACATTGAGATAACCAACAGTGTGCTAGAGGCTCCTACGTTGGTTCTATCCTCCGAGAAAGGCGCGCCCTCCGCTAGCGTCGTTGTAAGGAATAGCAAGTTTACGAAGACCGCTTCATCTCAAAACTATGCCATAGGCGCGCGCGCCCTGAACACGGTTGTGGAGGTATACGGGTGCGAAGTGGATCTGGGAGCCGGATGGTCGCTGTTTTCCAATAATGGGATTGAAAGCGTTTGCTTCGCCAAATTGAATGATGTTTACAACGATGCGGGAACCGCCGTCATAGGAACGCTAAGCAGTTCAAGCAAGGCATATGGCAACTATTTGAATGGCACGCTGCCGGTGGTCACCAATGCCTGATAACCCAGCGGACAAGGGAAACCCGAACGTTTTCACAACCTTCAAAGGACGCTACCTTCTGGTAGCGTCCGCTGGGCAAGTTGTGGACACTGACGTTGTTATGCTTTCGTGCACTAATGATGTTCAACCTATCGGCGATTGGACATTGACTGACTACACGGCTAATGAACCTTTCGCCAAGTTGCCTGATGAATGCAAACCGGGTAAAATAGTAAAAGTGCCTATTGTCGTGAATGACGGAGAAGATAGAATCGTCGTTATGACAGTCAATGCAGACGGTGCTATGGCGCTTCCATCCGATTACGCTTCGGCAACCGTTTACTTATCTGGCATCAACTTCAACATATCCGATAACTGGTACTAGGAGGTACTATGGACTTTCCACTGATTGGACTTTCAGAACAGATGATGTGGGCGATTATCGCTTGCCTTGTAATGATGGTTTTCGACATCATCACAGGTTTCATGGCTGCATGGAAGAACAAGGATATTCAGTCAACCAAGATGCGTGAAGGATTGTTTCACAAAGGAACTTTGATTCTGCTGATAATCCTAGCGTGGCTGTGTGAACTGTTCGTCATGCACGTCCCAGACCTAGGAATAACCATCCCTCTTGTTATTCCTGCTTGCGTTATTATCTTCGCAATGGAGTTGGTTTCAATTACAGAGAACGCCGCAGAAATCAACCCCGAACTTAAAGATTCAAAACTGCTAAAACTGTTCAACGTATCTAATGATGCGGAGGGCAACCATGCTAAAAGGAATTGACGTATCAAGCTGGCAGGGTGACATTCAGCTTCAGAACATGCCCGTTGACTTCGTGATAGCAAAGGCTACACAGGGAACAGACTATGTGAACCCGTACTGCGACCCTGTTATCCAGCGTTGCATTAGCAGCGGTAAGCTATGGGGATTCTATCACTACGCCAAAGCCAATGATGCCGTTGCGGAAGCCGATTACTTCATAGAGAATACGATTAACTATTTCAACCACGGCATTCCTGTTCTTGACTGGGAGGAAAACCAAAGCGTTTCATGGGTCAACAAATTCGTTAGACGTGTTCATGAGCGCACTGGTATATGGCCTTGGATATATGCCAATCCTTGGCGCTTCAATCAGGGAGGTGCGGAATCTAACTGCGGAAGGTGGATTGCATCATATCCAGCAGTAACGAACCCGTCTCTTGATTATGACCCTGGCGATGTTCCGCAAACCGATGGTCTTGTGGTATGCTGGCAGTACGCATCCGACGGAGTGGTTAGCGGTTACAGTGGAAACTTGGACGTTAACCACTTCTTTGGAGACGAGACGGCATGTGGTCTTTATGCTGGCTTTTCCACCAGCAATCCACCTTCTGTGGAAAACCCGAAATCTTCGGTTCTTGAAAATGATGAATACAGGGTTGAAATCACCAAGAAGTAATGGTAAAATGGGTATGCGCCGCAAAGGTAAGCTGGTGTCTTGAATGCGTGGGGCATACCCTGATACGGTACACGCTTCAATACGGAGAGAAGCCCGCTCTGTGCCATCCCTTTCGGTTAGCAACCCTTGTTTCAGGCGCGTCGCTTGCATTGCATGATGGCGCGCCTACCTGTATAAGGAGTGATATTGTCTAAGTTCTGGAACATACCGCAAGCAGCAAGCTACAACTGCCTGTTCAATTTCATCCTTGGCATTCGCGGCGCTGGAAAGACCTACGGTCTGTTGAAGTACCTTACAGAGCGTTATCAGAAGAACGGTTACCGCTATATGTACGTCCGTCGTTCCGAAGAGGAGTTGAAAACTCTGACCACGCAGAAATCAGGGCGTATCTTCAACCACGTGCAATGCGAGTTTGAGGGTCATGCACTATGGGCGGAAGCCAACGTTCTTCACATTGACAAAGAGGTATGTGGATACGCACAAGCGTTGTCTACAGCACGCAAGATGAAGTCTGATGCGCTTGATAACGTTCGAGACATTATATTTGACGAGTTCATCATAGACAACACCACATCGCAGCAAAGATACCTTCCAGACGAGGTAACCGCTTTTCTGGAACTGTATGAATCGGTTGCACGTCCAGGTGCTAGGGACTACGATGTTAGATGTTGGTTCCTCGGAAACGCCATCGCATCGACCAACCCGTACTTCGATTACTTCGGGCTTGAAATGCCGTACAAGTCAGATATATACAGACGGGGTGACTTCATGGTTCAGATGGTTGCACCGCCTGAACTTATCGAAGCAAAGAAGGCTACAAGATTTTATCAGGCAATCGAAGGTTCAGCCTATGCCGCCTATGCAGCTGAAAACAAGTTCCTGCGTGATAACCCTCACTTCATAGGAAAGAAGGGTAAAGACGCTGAATACCAGTTCACGTTCATATACTACGATGACATGATTGGCGTATGGCGTGACTATAGAAATGGCAGATATTATATCAGCGATGATGTTGACAAACAGTGCCGTTTAGTGTATGCTACTACTACAGAAACACACGAACCGAATACATTGCTTTTGAAGGGTTTCAAGAACAGCGTGCATTTGAAGAACTTGAAGAACGCTTATGACTTGGGTTGTGTATACTACGAGAATCAGAGACTTCATAACTGGTTCAAAGATATTGTAAGGATGGGGCTGTGAATGGCTGAACTTATCACAATCAACGCGACCAAAGCGAATGGTCAGGAAGTTGCTTACATCGGAACCGTAGGTGATGATGGCTACGTTTACTTCAATGATTCGATGTTCTACCGATTCAAACCAGAAGGAACTTGGGAAGAAAACCTTTATGTTCTCAATCGTTGGAGACATTCATGGATGAAATGTTCGATGTTCACCAAGTTGAGCGCACAGAACTTGAACGCTGGTAGCGGTTCTGTAGCGCCAGGCGGTCAAGGTGTTGAGGATGCAATTAAATGGGCGCTTGCAATAGCACGTGATAACAGTCACGGCTATGACCAAGGTTCTCGATGGGGGCCTGATTATGACTGTTCAAGCCTAGTGTATGAAGCGTTCCGTGTTGGTGGAGGTTTTAACTTACCTGTTCATAGTGGATATACAGGTTCGATGGTAGCAGACTTCACAGCAGCAGGGTTTACATGGCTTGCTG